CACGAATCTTATCTTTGATTGAATCTTCCATTCCTTCAAGATTATCTAAAACTACAGAGACTGGAGAGTCTTGTTCTTCTCCTGAAATTGCTTCATTGATTACATCATCAACTGCTTTTTCACATTCAGGTTGTTGAGACATCTCACGATATCTTGAAATTAATTGTGCTTCTGATTTTGCAGTACCATCGACATCTACTGTCGTGCCGAATACACCACCTTCAGTGACTGCAAGTGCACCATCGTCATTTGGTGGGGGTGCGAATGATTTTACGTTAGGTTTCTTTTCTTCTTCTTTCCTTCCGATTTGAAACCCAAAAAGTTCGATTGCCATATCTGATTTTCCTCAATAATATAATTTTAATTGGACAGCACTATTTATAAGTGCTGTCCATATCGTTCACTCTATAACTTTTGTGGATTAAACACCACCAGCGTTTCCAGTGACACCACCAGAAACTTGCCAATAATCATAGGCAAAAGTTATTTGAAATTCCTCGATAGCATCACCATTCTCCCAACCCAAATCAATTGCTGCAACTGTTGTTGGGAAGATGCCTACAAAGTCATACACACGAAGAATATCTCCAGTTTTTGAATACTGAGTTACTTGTGCGTTTGCTTTATAAAGCGAAGGTGCAGTTCCACCTGCGTTGTTGATGTTTCCTTGGAAGGAATTGATTGCGTTCGACCATTGCTCCATTGCATTTCTTATTGCAAAGTCCTCATCATTGATGATTGTTGGAGACCACTCAGCGAAAGTACGAGTTCCTGCAAGTTTGATATTTCTACCAAAGTAAGGAACGTCGACTGCAGATACTGTAGATTCTGGAATCTGTGCTGATTTGCACAGAAACGGAACTTGGGCATCTGCAACGCCATTAATCGGATTTGTGATCTGGACTTGGAAAAGTGAAGGTCTTGCTCCACCTGCTTTTAGAGCACCAGCGAATTCATTTACGTTAAATGCCATGTTTTCGTTCTCCTAGTATCATTTATACCTCTATTTATCCAGCACGTCCAACAATTTCTGAGAATTCTACCCCAGTCCTTACTGCGACAAAGTTTAGTTGGATAAAGTTGATTGAACGAGCAGGTTTAATGTAAATATCACCGACAAATTCATTTCTGTCAATCACAGCACCACTATTGTTAGTACTGTCACAGACAACAGTGAAGTCTGTAATACCTCTTCGCCCTTGTACGTCCCTTAAAAATGGTTCAACCAAATTCTTAAATTGAGATCTGGTAAACTCATCATTAAACTCAAACAATGTGAAGTTTGCTGCAGTAGAGATTGCTTTCTCTAATACAATGAACAATCTTCTTACATTGATTCTATCAAAAGCACTTGGTTGTGCAAGCATTGTCTTGTCTCCGAACAGTACAGTTCCTTGTCCAGGAAATGTTACAACAGGGTTAACACCCTTTTTGTATAGTTCATCACGTTGACCTTTTGATGGATTAAATGCGAGTTTAACAACATTCTTAACTGAACCACGATTGAATCCTGCAGGTGAGTACCAAGGATCTCTTGCAAGATCTGTTTGTACCATAAGTCCTGCTGTGTCTGCATTCAGTGGAACATAACGATATAAGTCGTTATATTTGTCATACTGATACTTCCAACCAGAATCCATAACTGCGTATGAAGATGATGGTAGTCCATCACGATATGAAATAATATCGTCAACTTCTTTTCCATCATATCCACTGTTGTTAACAACATCAGCACGTTCTGGTGAAATGCAAACAACACAATCTTTTCTTGATTCAGCGATGCTTGTAATTAAATGAGTTGCTAATGTAGAATCAGCGTCTGAACCTAAGAGTAATGATATATCCACATCTTCAGAAGATTTGAATTTATCTGCCCCTGAGATTTTTTGTGCAGAGGATGGTGTAGCACCATCTTTACCATCTGTCATTGACGCTGTTACAGGCAAATCATTTCCTGGATAATTTGTACCTAAATCAGCACGAACACCACCTTGTGATAGGTTAGAGTTATGTCTACCCCACCAAACCCAAGAGGATTGCTGATTAATTACATCTTTATAGTAGTTAGTTGCACCTTGTGGTGTTTTAGCATCACTTGCAACTGAAACATTTTCGTATGCTTCAAGTACTGAACCAGATGCACCACTAATTGCACCATCTTCGTCAACAACTGCAACATGAATTGCATCACCTTGTGCATTAACAGTGTTTGCATATGTTGTTGTGGTTGGTGCTTGGTCAAAGTTACCAAAATATTCCCAACGTCTTGTTAAGTCAGGTGTATATGTGTTAACTGTGTTACCTGTGTAATCTGATGTTAAAGTAATTGTATTACCTGATAGCGATGCGATTTTCTTAGACTCTTTATCTGGTCCAAGAAGAACAAGATCGCCAACTACGAATTGTGTTTCTGTATTAGAACTCCCTTGTCCATCACCAATCAACCCTACAGTTTTACTGTTACGTGAAACTGAATATGATGTTGCTACTGTGGACTCCCATGCATTTGCATTATGACACACAGAAACTTTTAGTGAGTTTCCGAGTTCTCCTGGATATTTTGCAACCCAGTCTCCGTGCCCAGATTTATGGGAATATGTTTCATTATAATAATCTTCGGACTCAACGTATGTCCCTAATGTACCAGTGGTAGCATTATTTGCACCATTAACTACACGAACAACATAAAGTGAATTTCCGTATGCTAAGAAGTTTGCTGCAGTGAAAAAGTCTGAAGCAGTGTTTGAGTTTGGTTTGTTAAAAATGTTAACCAATTGGTCTTCACTATTAACTAGAACACGCTCATTCACTGGACCCCACTTATAATGTCCTGCTACACCACCTGTTGTAGTGCTTACTGCTGGGACAACAGTGGTTAGATCTATTTCACTAACATTCACTCCTGGACTGACTTGGAATGCCATTTTTCTATCTCCTTCTATAGAGTTTAATTGCTTTTACTTACATTATTTATAAAAAAC